ATCTATAATATGCTCTGCCAGTAAATGTTGAATTAGTAGATATTCCTCCAGTTGGCCCATAAGGTGCTTCTGAAAAATAAATTCTACCTTCATTAAGTCTGTAATCACCTTTTAATACAGTTACTGCAGCACCAACCGTATGGGCAGCTGCCACTGTTCCCATTTGACCTCTATCAACACTTAATGAATTGGTTGAACCAACTCCAACTAAATTGACTTTAAATATTTCATCTTCTATTCTAAGAAGTGATTTGCCTTGTATATCTGATATGTCGGTTAAAAACACAGAATCAGTAGATATTCCAACTTCAGTACTCAATCCAACTGAAATAGCAGTTGTTATTCCTAATGGACTTTGAATTATATTATCAATACCAATTAAAGTTCTAATTGTTGCATTTTCAGAGGGAACTGACAAAGTATGAGTATTTCCAATTCCAGTAGTATTAACAAATGATACTGCCACACCTGCATTTGCAAAGGTTTCTGCAACTGCTACTTTAATTGAATCTATATCTTCTTTAATGACAAAAACGGTTGAGGGCAATAAAGTAGTAACTCCAATACCTGGAACAGTTGTCGCTGCAATACTAATAGCAGATTGACCAGTCTGTGGTTTATAAATTAATTCTTCTCCAGTATTAAATTCATGTTTTGTTATTGTAAGTAAATGTGTAGATGTATTGATTCCAGTAACTGGATCAAAGACCTTATGAAATAGAGACTCACTATCAGTAAATACATCAAAACTTGTTGTTCCAATTACACCACCACCAGTAGATGTTACAATTCCTGTAAACTGAGAACTAATATCATCTATCAGTAAAACTTTATTTGTTATTGACTCATTATAATCAGTTATTATTTTGGAATCAAATGAAACTAATTTAGATAAAGTAGAATCAGTTGTATCTTCACTTACCAAATCATAATAAAATCTATCATGAACTGATGCTTCCTGATCAATCTCAACATCAAGTTCTAATAGTGAATCAGATTTTAATGAATGAGTTCCTACTGAATGAACTCCTAAATTACAGAAATTTTTAAATCCAGCAACATGGTCTAAACTATCAACAGAATTTTTCCAAGTTAAAAATGGAATAGGCCCTTTAATTGAATATGAAAATCTTTGATAATAATCATTGTCATGTAATTTTTGTATGCTAGAATTTAGTTTACCAGTCTCTTTTTTCCAACCGTTTTCCATTTCCGCTACACTATCTACATTTAAATCAAAATCAAATTTAAATATATTTTCTACTGTGGATTTATTATTACTTTGTGATCCCAAAATTATATCATTCTCTAAAAATTCACCACTTACATTGAATACTTTTACGGTTTCAGATTCTGAGTCCCAACCATTTTCTGCAACAACTCCAGAAACATCTCTTCCTAAAACTGAAATACTCTCGTTATCAAAGAATAAAACTTTATTAAATTCTGCATTAAAAGATGCTAAGTGATCTTTTTTGATAACTCTTCCAAAGTTGTTATCTTGTTGATATGTTCCTCCAGTTGATCCAATACCACTTATTGAATATGAAACTGTCTCTGCACCACCTGTAGTGTTTACACCAGTAACGGTAAAGTAACTATAATTGTAATCGCTCGAATTATACCCATCCCCATCATTCAATGTTTTTACATTTTCCACAAATATCACATCATCTGCTTTAAATGGAAAATCACTTCCTTGATTATAAAATCCACTATCACCAGATCCTGTTTCTGGGTTTGGTGCTTTTAATTCTAATGTAATTATTTGATTGCTAGCCGTAGACGCTCCCTTCACAATAATACCATTTGAGTTATTGATGGGAACAATTCTAATATCTTGATTGATTCCAGTGTCATTTTGTAAAATATCTACACTCTTAACAGCAGATCCAGATAAAGTTGTTTGAGCAACTATATTGGAGTTTCCAACTACTACTACATTTGGTGGAGTTGTATATTCAATACCTCCAGTTGTTACTCCTATTGATTTTAATGTAAATACATTTTTTAATTCTAGAATTAAATTACTTTCAGCTTTAGGTTGTAAAGTTTTGTCTGGAGTAAATTCTATTCCTTGAGTAATTACTTTTGTGCCATCAACTTCTCCAATTTGATCCGTTTCAATAGTTAAAACAGCATTTTTTCCTGTTGTTGTTCCAATTGATGTTAGAATTGGTAATGTAGATACCTCAAAACCTTTATTTAAAATATCTATTGAATGTATTCCACCAAGTTCTGTTGTAGATTTAGTAGAATAAAACGCAGATGAAAATCCTGTTGTTGTATATGAAGTGGTTTCTGCAATTCCTATTGGATTAAAATTAAAAGTACTAGTTCCAATACTTACAACTTTATGTTCAGTATTAAACTTGGAATTAAAAACTTTAATTTGAGAATGATTCGGAACATCTAAATTAGCAAAGTGAGATATTGTTTTTACAAAATTATTACTCTTTCCTGTTACTCTATAGTAAAATTTCTCTGCTAATGAACTACCAACAGAAACACTTATCTTAGTTGCAGAATCTCCGTCACCATTGACTCCACTTCTAGAAATTAAATTGGTATTATATTTTGATAAAAAATTAGAGTCATTATAAAATTCAATCTCATAATCAGTTAAACTAGGATCTGAAGTTATAAGTTCTGCTGTGCTATTTTTATATAAATTTAATCTTGGATTAATCTTTGAAATTTCATGAGTTATACCACCAGTTGTTCCTATTCCAATATAATTATATGGAAATATTGATGTATCATAAGAATTCTCAGCTAATCTTATTGTATGTAATGAATCTTTGATAACATAATAAACTCCATTATCAACTAGAGGTGTAGCTGGAGTTGAAGAATTATAAACAATTATATCTCCAGTTTCAAAATTATGATCATTGATTGTTATTTTTGATGATGTAGTTCCCACTCCAATTGCTGAAGCATCAAATGATTTAGGGTTAATAACTAATTTTCTAATTGTTTCATTATACTTAAGATTAAAGATTTCAGTTTTACTAGATTTTATATCCAACTTAAACTTATCATTAACAGACAATCCATGTTGTTGTCCTGTAGTTGTAGCAGTAGCAACAGTTACTGTTCCATTTACTTTTCTTAACTGACCAGTGATGTTATTTGTTATAGACTCCAATTTAGCATTATCTGATCCAGTTGAACTTCCAGTTATAATTTGTTTAAAGAATACGTTACTTGTACTAAACCCTACTTTTTCTGTTGAAAGTCCAATAAATTCATCATTAATTTTTACACAAAATAGTGTACTAAATGAACTTAAATCAAATTGATTCGATAAATCTACATTTTTAGATGCAATGATCGTAGATCCAAGAGAAACAAGAGACAATTCATCACCACTTTTAAATTTGTGATTTGGTAAGAATATTGCCTTTGGTGGAACAGATCTTTTAATTGGGGTATCATTTACTCCAGCCGATCCTACAGTTACGTCTGTAAAACTAGTTCCAATACCAACTGATTTTGCAGATTCAAAGTATTGAACTTTTTCAAATTCTATATTTTTATTTTCTAATTTTTTATCAATTGTATATACAAATTCTGTCTCTGACCTAGTTATTACTGCTCCTGAGAGATGATCCGTTGGAGTAGTTGAATTGTGTCCTCTAATCACTCTATGTTTATTATTAACATCATCATGATCGATAATTAAAAGTTGCTCTGTTCCAATTATAACAACATCATCAACTTTAAATTTTCTACTAATAGTAGAATCAGAAAAAGTTATAAATGTTGTAATTCCAGCAGCAGCAGTTCCCATAGAGGTAGATATTGAGGAAGTAACAGTGGATATACCGATAATTCTAACTCCTTCTATATTTTTGTATTTTGTTGATGATATTCCAGTAATTTCTACTATATCTCCATCAAGTAATCCATGACCAATAGTTGATAAACCAGTAATCTTTTCGTCAGATACCGAAAACTTTAAGTTATTAACTACTGTGTTAGTAGTTGCAACTGAAACTATACCCTTACCTAAAACTTCACTAACTCTAGCTGATATAGTTGAATCAGTAAAACTTATTTGATCATTTACTTTATAATCTTCTCCAGACTCATCTATTGATATTTTTGTTATATCTGAAGATTTTATTCCATCAACTTTTAATTTAACTTGAGAATTAAGAGGATCTTCTAACAATGGATAACTTCTAAAAGTTTCATTTAAACCTAAATGAGTTATATTTCTCTTATAATTTCCACTATTGATAGTTAAATCTGATTGATTAGCAGAGTCACTATAATTAAAAGTATCAGTGGCATCACGATGTTTGATCGTAGTATATGGGAAAGTTGGTTCAAAATTAAATTTATCTACAGTTGAAAAATATGCATATGTTCCATTTGGATAATCTGGAGTTGTGGTAAATTTTCCATTATACTCATCTAAATCTCCACTTTCATCGTAGATATAATCTTCAATAAAATATCCATTAGGATATACAGTTTGTGGTGGTCTATAGTTTATATCATTTATTGGAGAAACAGTATAACTCGATTGAACAAAAGTTAATCCAGTTCCAACATTATTATTACTAATTGGCCCATAAATTGGATTTCCGTCATACGCCCATCCAATTATCTTTGAGTGAACGTCTGGGACATTATTATCACCTACTAATTCTCTGTATTTTGTTGGAGGATAAAAAGAACAAATTTTGTTACCTTTATATTTTAATTCAGAATTTACTTGCAATAATTGATTATTAGAATTTAAAGATGATTCATATCTTTTAACAGAATTTATTTTCCAGTTGTAAATTTGTGTTAAAAATCTAGCATCCCTTCCACTTGGAGTAATTTTTATAAGTGTTTTGGATAAAAGATATCCAGATCCTTCTTCAATTACCTCAACATTTGTAATCTTACCATCAGACACTATAGCTTTCAATTTAGCAACAGATCCTATACCAGTTCCCAATCCAACAACATCTAAAGTTGGCGGTGATGTGTATTCTGTTCCAGGATTGGAAATTACCACATTAACAATTTTTCCATCAGCTATTACAGGACTTAATGAAGCATCTTTACCAGTTAAGAATGATATATTTGGTTGTCGGGAATAATTTATAATATTAGTTACACCATAACCAACTCCTCCATTCTCTAAGAATATATTTTCAACTTTACCTTTAACTTTTGCTTCTGCATCCCCTTTATAATAATCAGGTATAGTTGATGTTAACCCTATTGCTACATCATTACTAATGTTAACTTTAATTTCTGGATATTTAAATGTATGAGTTCCAACCCCAACACTATTCAAACTTTCATATATCTTTCTATCATAATTTGTACTAGTAACTGTAGATATGGTTCCAGCTGCACTTAATTTAAACTTGTCACTATCAATAACTGTGACTTTATAAACGTTAGATGTTGATAATCCAGAAATAACAGTTCCAGTACAGTTATACTCTACATTATCACCATTTTTAAAATTATGGTTTTTTGCATAAATGTAATCATTGAAGGTGTTTATACCAACAAATGTTTTAAATAAATCAATTCTATTAGTAGTGGGATATTGTTGAGATGATATATTTACTTTTCGATTCGAATACAAAGATCCAGCATTAATAATTTCTATTGTATCAATTATCTTTCTTATCTTTTTAGATCTAAAAATATGAATTCCATTTCCATTTTGGATGAAAAATATAGTATTGATTCCTGCAATAGCATCATCTTTTTTTATTGCTAGTGAGAAAGACGTATCTGTTTTTTTAGAAATAAAGTAAGATGTTCCTGAAGACAATAAATCAGTATTAAAACCAACATTAACACCAGTTTGAATTCCTATAGGAGTCCCTGTTGCAGTATATACTATCTCCTCACCGTTTAAAAATCTATGTTCTCCATCAAATGCATTTGTTGCTAAATCTACATTAAAATCATTATATGACTTACTATAGGTCAATCCCTTCATCTTTGCTTCACATCTAGCACCTAATCCATTTCCTCCAGATATTGTAACTGAAGGTGTTTTGGTGTAATCAAACCCTCTATTGTTTACTATAATTTCTGATATACTGCCAGAAAAATTTCCATGTCCAACAGAACTACTTCCAGAAAGATCTACAATGGATAATGTGGGTGGATTGATCACATCATAATCTTCTCCAGAATTTAAAACTTCAATTTCATTAATTTGTCCATAATACAAAGAATCCTTTGAGATTGGAGAATGATATTCAATTCCGTTTAGAGAAACACCAATTGATCCTTTAATATTTTTATTTTCAGTCGATATTTTTGAATTTTTGTATATTCTTTTAAAATTGTCTTGATTTTGTAATTCTCCATTCTCATACAAATTTGCAGGAGTAATTGTATGATTTACATCTTTAAATATGGTATTGATACCTGAAGTATTATCGTTTATAGTTCCAGTATATCGAGGTATTTCTAATTGTCCTCTATATAAATTTAACGGTGTTAAAGCCAACTTGATTGTATTTGAATCAATAACATTAACAAAATAAAATCCAGTACCTATACCAGTTATTCCAGATCCAGATGAATATGTTAGGTCTTCTCCTAAATTAAGGTAAACTTTTTCCCCATTTATAAAATTATGATTACCTATATTGATTGTATATTGGTTTGTGCTAACTCCAGATGATGAGTTAAATGTTTTTGATCGATTCGTATTTGTTGTTTCAAAAGATGGATAACCAGAAAAAGAAACATATGTGTTTTCTTCATTATCAACGAATGTATTTTGAATATTACCCAATAAGGACGTAATTCCGAATCTACTATCAATATAACTAAGTTTTTTTCTTATTTGATAATCTCCAAAAATGCCTGGTGCACTAGTAACTTCTATACTAAACGTTGTTGGTGTATTTGTGTCTTTTACCTCTACATTCTCAGCTTGTAATGACCCATTAGATTTTAAAATTATATCTACTTTATCTCCTTTTTTTAAGTAATGATTTACTTGAGTTGTAAAGGATTCAGTTCCATCATGATTAATAACATCGATATATGATAAGTTGTTATAGAACCAAGTATTGAATTTTGGATCATCGACATCAACCTTTTCACCTAAATGTTTAACTCCTATTGTATCACCAATATCAAAATACTTAGTAACATTAGCATTATCTGAAACTCCAGAGATTGATCCAGTTGTTCTCATCGTGCAGATCTTTGTTAAATCATTATTTTCATACCCATAAATGAAATTAGTGTCAATAATTGGATCAGACTCAATTAAAGTGGTAGAAATACCAGTACATCCAAAAAATTGATTATTTGATTTTGATGTATAAGTTGCTAATGTGTATCTGTTATCTGCGTTTAAGTAGTAAAAATTACCAGAGTCTCCAAATCCAACTGTAGAGTCCACAGTCGTAACTTCTGTAGTTGATGCAGTTCCAACTACCTTTGTTTTTGTAGAAACTTTAAATTTATTAATTAATGTCCCCTTTGAAAAAGAGATTTTATAGTATTTTTTGCTTTTTAGATATATTGCTTCGACATTTGCCACAGATCCACTTGCAGTTGGATTTGTAAAGGAATCTTGATATATTTTAAGACCTACTAAGTTTAAGGGATTTCCACTTAAATTCTCGACAATAACATCATCAGTTACATCCCACTCTGCATCTGAAGGTAAAATAGTTTGATTAAAAGGTTTGATGATATCAACTTGCTCTCCATACAAAACCTGAAATAAAATTTTTAAAGATGTGTCCGTTCCCTTTGAACTGTAAAAATCTCTTGCTCTTGATAAAATATTTTCTACATTCAATCCATATGAAAAACTTTTTCCTTCTAAACCAGGTAAAAAGTGTTTTCTGAATTTTTTATAAAACTGAGATACAAAAAGAAAACTTAAATTGATTACTGATGAATTAACAGCGTGTGAAGAAGCATTTGTATCACTAAAAGTTAAAAACTCAGGGGTGCCAGCTGTTTCAAGTGCAGATATTCCACTAAATCCACGAATACAACCAGTAAATGATGTAGAAGTCTTTCCTGTGTATGTGATGATCTCATTATCAATTTTTAAAAGACCATATGTATCTGGAAATCCTGTAGTTTGATTTACATTAATAACGTCATCAAATGCATATGTTAAAGATGATAAAATAACAGGTGATTCTGGAATTGTACTATTTGGTGCAGGTACAGTCTGTTTTTCAACTAAAGAAATATCAGCAACAGTTGAAATTTTCTTTAATGAAGCAATGTTATCAGCTAAGTAAGTAGTTCCATACTCACGTTCTTCAGATGCATAATACTGAGTTAAAAACTCTTTGAAGAGTGGATTGTCTACTTGTATAAAATCTGGTATTTGACTACCAAGAATATTTGATATTTTAACTTTTTTATCTGACATCTGTTATCTTGTATACTTTTTGTTACTAATGAAACTGGATGGTGGTGTATAGTTCGTTCCAGAGACATTGGAACCAGAAACAAGAACATCCTCTAATAAATTGAGTTGGCTATTTCCTTTAGTATCTAGCACAATATAAAGATTCTCTTTTGCCACGATATCATTGGATTCTGGAGTAATTTCAATTTCAATTTTTTCAGATATAGTGGTAGATGCAATATTAATTGGAAATAAGTTAATTTCTCCTTTTGTGTAATCCACAGTTCCAGCATTATTGTTAATATAAGTAATTATTCCTCCATCAAGGGTAAAAAATTTAACTACTCCAGTAGTTTGATCACTATCTGGGAAATCTGTTAAATATACATCCCCATCAACTCCTTCAATCTTAAATGCAGAAGAACGAATGTTAAATCCTTCCAAATCAGCATGAAATATATTTCCGTAACATATCTCATAAGTTGCCAATTGATTATATAAGGGTTTTAAATCTCTTCTCATTACCAGTTTAGTAATATTTGAAGTTATTCCAGTATCAACTCGGTCAATTTGTGAAAGTAACTTACTATACTTCAATCTTCCACCAAAAGAGTTAATATCTGATGATTTCGCATAAGTCTCAATTGCAGATAGTATTCGAGACTGTAAATTTAACTTATCAGAGATGAATCCTGAATCGTATGATACAGTTGAATTAAACTCAACATACAAATACTTCAAATCAAGAAATTCTTGTTTGATGCCAGCTACTGTATACTTCTTTAAATCGTTTTTAATTGAATCTTTGACTACATCAGATAAAACTTCACCATTTTTTGGTTTGACCGTAATGTAAACTCTACCATATTGTGGTGGATCAAGTTCTTCTCCTCCATATGCACTTACAGAGTCAATATTTGGGTATAGGAAAGGTATCAGACTCTTATAATCATTTGGTGTTACTGCTCTATACTGCGATGCATACACCCTTGGAGCAAGGTATTTTATGTTATCCACAGATTCTATCGAATCACCATTCTCCGACCTCTGTGTGGTTGTTATGAGGGATATACCACTTGTTATATCTCTATCTACACCACCAACAATATATGTCAATCTTCCAGAAAAGTTAAAATTAGCAGCATTATTACCATCAGTTCCGTTTGTAACAATATAACTTACTCGAATTATAGCTCCATTTGCTGGTTTTCGACCTAGAACGTTATCACCAAACATAATTTGATATCGTTCATCGTCAATTTCTTGGAAAAGGAAGAGTCTAGATTGGGAATCTATATCAAAAATGTTAGTATATGCATTATACACCTCAGTTGATCCACTTTCTTCAACTTCAACACGAATTGAAGAGGTATCAATGTTCGCATTTGGTAAAATGTACCTTTGATTGGTCTGTGAACTGTCTACAGTGAAGGATTTTGTCAAATAATTACCTTCATAAATTGAAATATTGCTAAAATTGGCAATTCCTTGACTATTTGGAGTGACAGTGATGTCATCTGGCACTGAAAATACGTAATTTCCACCTTGAACTGATCCAAGTGCAACTAAACCCTTATTTAATTTGACAATATTTGCTCCAGTTGGTACATTTACCGAAAAACTTATTGTTGCAGTCGCAGATTTCTTTGATCTTGGTACATAACCAATGTTTCTTGCTAATGATACGACATTTTCACGTAGAGTTGCACTATCAATGAATGATTCATTGACAGCCATGTTCGTATTGTAGGCAGTTATATAAGAGTTATATGCAAGAGTATCAATTAAAACCGAAAAGTTAGACCCCTCAAAGTCAAAATCAGAAAAATTTGAGTTTGACCTCAAGTAATCTTTGATCTGAGCCCTTAAAGTATTAAAATCAAGGTTGGTAAACTGTGTAAATGACATTATATCCTAGTCGGTTGTAGTAAAAATTCGATATTTTGTGTTGGAAAGGGTAATCCTGTAATTTCATACTCAATTCTTATCTGCAATTCATGCGAATCAATTAAAGAATCAATTAATACATTTGTTAATTTAATTCTTGGTTCAAAGTTTTTGAGTAAAACAGTGATTTCTCTTTCTAGGAATGATGAAATGTCATTTAAATTCGTCTCAAACAACGAATCTTCGATTGATGTACCCAATAGGTCATTAAAAAATCTATCATTAATGCGTGTTCGACATAAATTGACAACTGATCTCTTAATTGCATCTTCATTTTTCAGCACAGTCACGTCGTTTGTGACTGGATGCCGAGTAAATGATAAACTTATGTCCTTAAATGCACGAGAAATTTGAACTGCCATTCATTCTGATATATTTTTTCCTAATATATCTATAAGGGTTTTTTAATATTACGTTTATTTATCAGTCTTCTTTTAAAAATTGAGGTTTTTCTTCCTCTTCTTCCTTAAAATACTCGTCACCATCATACTCACTGATCAATTTACGACCAGATTTCTTAAATTCTTCTGATTTATCCATTTTAATGACCATTTTAATTTCCGTAATAATTTATTTATCTTACTGATGTAACTTATCATAATCTTCTATTCCATAATCTTCTTCTTTACGTTCTTTTGCTGTTTTCCAGAAATAATTCTCATCATTTCCTAATCCATCACGATCATGGCCATTTTCCACCTGATAATACACAGTTGATACTTTAAAATCAGGATTCTTGGGTGTCTCAGGAGTAAGACTATTATCGTATATTCTCATTCTATTATTTGGATACAAACAAAACTGCCCATTATCCAATTCAAGAAGGTTATGACTCTTATGCTCAGCTGGTTGTTCACTAGTAGAGTAGTCGATTGCGTCTACGTCTTGATGATAATTATCCAATGTACAAATATATGTACCTGTTTGTTTTCCAAAGTCTCTCGTCATTATCTCATAGTGCATTGAACCAACAAACTGCTTCTGTACCGCAACGACTCCGTAGTCCATACAATTCCAGAACTGGAGATTATGTAAGGTCATGTCGGGTGTCGGTGTCTCAGGGTCGCTTGTGAATGCGGAGATCGGAAGTTTATCAAACATCGCAGCATACTCTGGTAAGTATGTCTCAAAATAAAAGGCACGACCAGGAATACTCTTGGCCGATACCCATACTCCTTTTACAAATTCACCATGACCACTTTGGTGGTCGGTCAGGTACTCTTTACGTACCCAGACATCATAAGAAGGAAGATTACAAATTAATGCTGCCATTACTTGCCTTGCCCTCTATATCTCTTCTTTGCCCCATTGCGACTCGTAGCAGAGAACTTACTATGCTTTCCTTTTCCTTGTCTTGTCTTCTTTGGGCGACTTTCAATTAATGAATCACCCATATTGAATCTCATTGCCATAATTTAATACTCCTAAAACTTTAACGACGATTTTTTAACTTTAACGAGGGATTTTTTCACCTCCACTTGGTAGATGCTTTTGCCTCTGTTACCTTTGCTGTTTCAATTTCATCACTCTCATCCGCATTTGTATGATGCGTGACCTCTCTCAATGTCTTCAGATACTCAAGCACATGCTCTCGTATCTCCATCAGTTCATCATAACATCCTTGATTATGAGCACAACCCCTTAACTGATGGTCAGGGGCCATGACTGACTCTGTAAAGAGCGATAATGCCCGATCATACTTGACCTCTGCAGTTTCACCCTTTCCTACGGAACCTTGATCTCTCATTTGCGATTTACCTCCTTATAATCTAAATGTGTAGCAATTGCCATACCCACAGTGTAAAGAGCATAACAACCACCAATTAGAATGAACAGTTCCATTAGATGACCCTCGTTTTCTCATGACCGACACGAATGAGTGGATCGCACCAGATCTCGAAACCACCTTCGATTGCATCAAGACAGAACGAAACATCCTCTCCACACATATCCTGTACCTCTCCAGACTCGAATACTTGCATCTTCGGAGCAAACCACGGATACTTCATGTGCTCGTGCTCAAACACACCATTCTTGATGAGTACCCAACCGAATCCTGTGTAATCACAAGTGAACGGCTTCTTTCTCTTACTCATGGTTTCGAGAGTCTCATGATTCATGACTCCACCGTTCTTACGGAAGTCGCCCTCTTCTAACCAGTGAGCAATCGAGGTTGTGCGACCATCCTCTGTGCAATACCAACCTGCAACGATTTGCCTTTCCTTCTCTGGATCTACGATGATATTCTTTCCGACAACCTGAGTGATTGCTTTTCCTTCCTCATCCTTCTGCTCTGTACCGTCTGCATTCAACACTGGTTGTGTGACATCCTCATAGGTTCTTGCCACTGTTGGTATTGCATTATGAATCAATCTGTAGAACTTCTCTGTATCAAACATGATATCAGAGTCAATCCATAACTGATAGTCATACTTTAGTTTACCGTCCCAAGGCATCTGATCAGGGCCTCGTAGTACATTTGCACCAAGACACTTACATCTTGCGAAGTTCACCATTGAACTGTAGTCTTGAGATATCTGAATCGCTGCACCGTTCTGTACCAGATCAAAGCAGAGACCTACGAAACTCTTCAGAAACTGATAGGATACACCTCTACCAGGTAGACAGAATACAATCGTCTTTCCTCGAATTAGTTGTCTGCACTCTGCTATATTAAAATCATCAGTATTCTTTTTCTTCGGCACGTCTGCCTTTACTGTAAATCCTTTTGCCATAACTTAGTAATAATTACATCTATATTATACCATTACAATTCAATTCATGCAACAGTCAAGTTATATATTCCCTATAAATCCTCTTCCAATTTCGACAGCAGATCCTCTAAATTGTCTTTCAGAGTCATCTCTTGTACCAAATGGTCGTCGTGTTCTAAGCGATACTGAAGAGTTTCCATGATTATGTCTCTCTCATAATGGTCTACACTGATTTTCATTTTCCTATTGTGTAAGTTTATTTTTATATATCCTTTGCGAACCTTAGACGACCTCTGAAGCCGTGGGAATATTTTTATCTGAAGGGGGTTTTGAGTCTTTTTTGACTGGCCGAATATTTTTTTCTACACTAGAATCGCAAGTAGGAATACGATCAGAAAGATTCCGAGGTATAT